ACTACCCCAAGCATAATATAAAGTCTGTGCACCACTAAAATCAAGAGCGGGAAAAGAAGTTAAATTATTGCAGTTATACCATGTATAGTTAAAAGCACAGGAGTTGGGAGTTGTATTAAAGGTGCAATTCCCAAAGGTGGTCATGCTTGTACAGTCGTACCAAGCAAAAGTGTATACGGTACCAGAAGATAAATTTAAGGCAGGGAAAGAAGTCAAACTATTGCAGTTATACCATGCTCCTTGACTTCTGTTTTGTGTGCTGGGATTCGTAGGTCCAAACTTCGTAGAACTTGAAAGATCTACAGTGGGGAAGCTGGTTAAGCTAGTACAAGTGCTCCAAGCACCCGTGAGATCAGTACACTGACTAAGGTCAACTGCAGGGAATGAAGTCAAGTTGCTGCATTCACGCCAAGCGAATGCAGCTGTGTATGACGTAGCACTTGGGAGAGTAATAGCTCCAAACGAGGTTAACCCACTACAATTACCCCAAGCAAAATACAAGCCCAACGATGCGCCTACACCGCTGAAATCTAGAGCGGGGAAGGTGGTCAGGCTAGAGCAGTTATACCATGCATAGTTTAGGTCATAGGAATTAGGAGTTGGATTAAAAATACAGTTTCCAAAAGTAGCCATACTTGTGCAGTCGTACCAGGCAAAACCGTATACAGTACCAGCAGAAAGATTTAAAGCAGGAAAGGAAGTCAAACTATTGCAGTTATACCATGCTCCGTTGCTTCTGTAACTTGTAGAGCCGTTTGATCGCCCAAAAGTCGAGCAATTTGAAAGATCTACAGTGGGGAAGCTAGTTAAACTAGTACAGCTACCCCAGGCACCGAAAACACTCGTGCATTGACTAAGATCGAGTGCAGGGAATGAAGTCAGCGCCGAACAATTAGCCCAAGCATATGTAGCTGTGTATGGCGTAGCACTTGGAAGAGTAATAGCTCCAAATGAGGTCATTCCGCTGCATAAGTTCCAGGCGCTGTATAAACCTCCATCACCTGCACTACTTAGACCGCTTAGATCAACAGCGGGGAAAGAAGTTAAACTATTACAGTTATACCATGCATAATTAAAATTACAGGAGTTAGGAGTTGTGTTAAAGGTGCAACTTCCAAAAGTAGTCATGCTTGTGCAGTCGTACCAAGCAAAACCGTATTGAGTACCAGAAGATAAATCTAAGGCAGGAAAAGAGGTCAAGCTACTGCAGTTATACCATGCTCCTTGACCTCTGTAAGATGTGCTGGAACTTCTGCGGCCGAAATTAGAGCAATTTGAAAGATCTACAGTGGGGAAGCTAGTTAAACTAGTACAGCCAGACCAGGCACCGAAAGCATTCGTGCATTGACTAAGATCAATTGCAGGGAATGAAGTCAGCGCCGAACAATTAGCCCAAGCATATGTAGCTGTGTATGGCGTAGCACTTGGGAGAGTAATAGCACCAAATGAAGTCATTTTGCTGCATAAGTTCCAGGCGCTATATAAACCTCCATCACCTGCACTACTTAGACCGCTTAGATCAACAGCGGGGAAAGAAGCTAAACTATTACAGTTATACCATGCATAATTAAAATTACAGGAGTTAGGAGTTGTATTAAAGGTGCAATTCCCGAAGTTTGTCATACTGGTACAATCATACCAAGCAAAACCGTATTCAGTACCAGAAGATAAGTCTGCATCGGGAAAAGAAGTCAAACTATTGCAGTTATACCATGCTCCTTGACCTCTGTAAGATGTGCTGGTACTGGAGCGCCCAAACAAAGTTACATTTCCTAAATCAACCGAACCCCATCTCTTCAAATTACTAGCACTTGAAGAGGCGGATTGCATATTGCTATCCCAAAACCCACCACCTTCTACTGATTCATGTTCGACGATAATCTCTTGCAAACCAATATCTGGCGTAAACGTATTAGTACCGTTCTGGCTAATGGTTACAATGTACGAACCAGGACTTGAATAGGTGTGGGTGGTATTGGCGCTGATAGCAGTGTCAGACGTTCCATCTCCCCAATCAACGTCAACCGTTCCAGCCAAGATGCCGAAGTTGTAGTCAACCGTGCCAGGCGTGACTGCTTCAGTGTCGATGATGTACTTAACGTACTTAGGTGCGTAGTCCTGTGAGTTAGTTACTTTCCAAGTCATGACACTACCTCCATAAGAAACGACACCGCGCCGTAATACGGGTCAGCGGGTTGGGATGTGTTGGTTAGTTTGTAGGTCATGGTATAGCAGCTCCAATGTCGGTCATAAGGGTGGTTACGCGGGCGTCTAGAAGGGCGAGGTCCAGGGATTCGCCGATGCTGTAGAAGGAGAGGCGGGCGTTTACGGGATTATTAAGACTTCCACTATTATTCCTGCCAAAAACAAATATGTTCCCCGCAAGTGGTGTCAGTGAAATTTTTGTAAAGGACCTAATTACAGCATTGCTAATTTCTGAATAAGAAGAACTGGCGCTTCTTGAAATTCCTAGTGTGCCAGCAAGGGATGGGAAACCACCAGATGAGACGTTATTATTCCTACTACGGGATTGAAATTCATAGTTTCCCCCACCAAGAGGGGATGAAAACAATCCTGTGACTCCGCCACTGTTAATTCCTGTGCCCGCAAGAGTAAAATTGATAGTTGGTTGCTGTGTTAAAGAAACAACAACATGCTGACTATCTTGCGGCTCAGCATTATTATTCCTATTGCTATCTAAATACTTCGTACTACCATCGCCCACCAGCCCCGTCTCTCGGTCATAATCCCCCGCCACGAAGTTGTAATTAGTGGGCGCTGTTCCCTTCAACGGAACCAAAGCGCCAGCAAGCGTCCTAGCGCCAGCCAAAATGCAACTCGCTTTAATTGCATCCCAAATACCATCTGCCTTACAACCAATAATAAAATTATGGTAAGCAAGCTTAACGCCAGATTCTAGGCTTTGTCCATCAGCAGCTTCGACCGCTGCAATGTAATTGACAACATCGCTATCATGACGCGCTAATGTCACCTTTCCCGGAATAGAAAGCGGACTCATGGTATTGCAGCTCCTATATCTGTCATAAGGGTTGAAACGCGGTTGTCAAGTAGGGCGAGGTCTAGGGATTCACCGATGGAGTAGAAGGTTGCGCGACCATTGAAGTTGGTAGTATTACCAGCACCGAAAAGCAGGTATTCATAATTACTTGGAGGGTTAGATGTAGAACTAGTGGTTGCGGTAGTTCCGTAATATCTTGTCTTGAACTCGGTAGATGCTGACCTTGAAATACCCAGAAAAGTAGCTCCAAGGCCGGAAATGTTTGGACTTACAAATGAGGTTATTTCACGGCTTCTAGTTAGTACAGTATTGTTATACCAATACAACTGAGTGTAATCTAAACCAGAAACAACATATACAATTACATTATTTCCACTTGTTGTTCCCTGTTCGGTAACATAAACAGAACAATGGTGATTATCTTGCGGATCGTCGCTACTGAGTCGATTCGCAGAAAGAAGTGGGAATGGAGAAGCTTTGCTTCCTTGCAATCCCAACTTCCTGTCGTAATCAGCCTCTACAAATTGATTAGAACCTACACTTCCGTTTTCTGGTGCAGCTCCCACCAATGGAACCAACGCGCCAGCAAGCGTTCTCGCACCAGCCAAAATGCAGCTAGATTTGATTGCATTCCAAATACCATCTGCCTTACAACCAACAACAAACGCATTGATGGCAGCAGCAACGTGAAATTCTAGTTTTCTGTTGTCAGCTGTTTCAACTGCTTGGATATACGTTTGAGCATCAGCATCAGGCGAAACCGCATAGCTAATCCCATTCATTAATTGTGTTGTGCGGGTGTCTAGCTTTTCAAGGTCCAGGGATTCACCGATGGAGTAAAAGGCGATGCGGGCGTTGGACTCATCAAGGCCGCTAAAAACAAGCAAGTTGCCTCCAGTTGGCGATGCAGATGTTCGTGTAATGCTTTCTACAGTTCCACCGTTTCTTGCTGTATAAGTCGAAGCGTTTGAGCGATTTAAGCCAATAAATCCTGCTGTAGGCGTTTGCACTGTTGAACCAAAACCGCTAGCAGAATTAAGGCGTGAACCAAGGCCTAAGCCGCCTGTGGTGCCCAAGCGAGAAAGGTGAGTAGACCCCGAAACAGAGGAATCTCCTAAATAACTAACACTTGTGGAAGTCTTATTGGTTGCTGTGGTTGATGCGTAGACGCTAATGTGTTTACTGTCTTGCGGATCATCATCGTTATTCCTGTTGCTGTCTAAGAACTTCGTGCTTCCATCCCCAACTAACCCCGTTTCCCTGTCGTAATCGGCAGCCACGAAGTTGTAATTCGTCGGTGCTGTCCCAACCAACGGAACCAACGCTCCACTCAAAGTCCTAGCGCCAGCAAGGATACAGGACGCCTTAATAGCGTCCCAGATCCCGTCATCTTTACAGCCAACCACAAAGTCGTTAATCGCCAAAGCGACTTCACCTTCGATGGCTTGACCG